GTCTGCAAGGATTGGGTTATTATTATTTGTTCACTCAAACCCAGTTGCTGAAACGATTGACTTCTTAACAGGTTTTTCTATCCGTGAACACGCCCGTAGAATATTAAACGCAGATAGGTTTGTTGACGCTCCGTTGATCAGAAGCTATATTGAGAACGTAGCTGGTAAGTGCGGAATGTCAATGGACACTATTTTTGATGTTGGTCAGGCGTGGGAAAAACTTTGTCTATACTACCCGCAAGCTGGGTTTATGCATGAGTCAGAAGATGATGCGATTGCTTCACCTTCGTTAGCATACCATTTCGATAACAGATGGTTGGTAACTATTCCTGAATTGTTAGATAAACTTAAACCAGTTTTTGCTGCTGAATGGTATGTTACACCGAATAATACAATAGTTTTTAAGCATACTAAAGATTTAATTGTACTTGATCCGATATATGATTTTACTTTAGATTCATCAGTACCAATTTATAACTTACGTTACACTTTCAACGGCACTAAGAAGGCTGCGTATGGCCGTTATCAATATACTGATGATGGTAGTGATTTAGCTAGCCAAGAAATGTCAACGTTATATTCTGATATTATAGATTACGATGGACCAGCTAATAACCCAATGCTTGAGGGTGAGAAAACTAAAAATATTGAGTTTGCCCCTACTGGATTCGTCAGAGATGGTAGGGCTAAGGATTATATGGATCTATTGATTGATGATGGTACTTTAGTTGCTAAGATTTTAATTGCTGCTATTGCAGTAGTTGCAGCAGCATTACTTATTGGGGTAATTACAGCACCAGCAGCAGTAGCATTGACAGCTTTCGTAGTTGCATGGAATGTTGCTTTGAACGCAGAGAACAACGAATTGCAAGAAAGTTTCCGTAATAATCCAATCTACGATGGTGCTGTAAGATTGACATCAGAGCAAACATTAACGCCTAGATTAATACTTTGGGACGGAGAAAGTGAGTATAGGGCAAAAACAGTTCAGCAAGAAATACCAGCTCCTAATGCTTACTACAATCCTGATTTAACACCTTACAACGAGAAGAATAAAATAGATCAGGATAATCCGAACTTAAACGTTTATAACTACCCTTTATATTTTGACGGAGATTTCACAGGCAACTTATACGACAGATACCATGAAGTAATTGACAACCCTTTGAAATCTTTAGAAACTCATCAGGATGCTAAGTGGTCAGTTGATCTTTGTGAAGATATGTTGAACTTATTTGGAGTATTTCAAAATCAATATGCTCAGATAGGTAAGATAGTTAAACTGGAACGTAGAAATAATTATAACATATTCGTAAGGATAGGGAACATTGCAGTTGATTATGATAATAACACTATCAACTTGAGAGGTACAGTAATAAGAAGGCGCAGAATATCGGACGAAGATTTATTATGTACTACTTTTGAGATAAATACTGAGTGCTTGGTTATTAACGGACATAACATAAAAATAAACGAAGCGGCATGAAGATGAACATCGGAGCAGGAACGATTTCAAACTACAGCAGCTACACAAATAACTGTGTTCGGAATCAGTATCCGTATAAAATACCCGTTAACTCACTCAGTGATGTTCAACTTTATATTGACATTGGCGGTATTAAACCTACGGCAGTTCAATATGAGTTAATTCATACTTGTGGTGAATTGGGCGGAACTATTGAAACTGTAACACCTTCGGATTATGTAGTTGGCCAAGATCCAGATAATTATTGGTATGGAGTATTTAAGAATTTCTCAGGAGCATCGCCAACTTGCTTTGTTATTGCAATTACCTTAACTATTAACGCTGCTGATGTAATTTATTTCTCTGATGAATATTGTATCGAGCCTTGCAGACCGTTAACACTTGTTAAAAGTTGCTATGGTAATCTTGATCCTGAAATATCAACAGACTGCCAAGATATTTATTTCGGAGTTCATGCGGGAGAAGATACTGCAATGGGTGATACTACGGTTTTCTACGAGCATAAAGTATTACTAAGAGATGTTGAAGTATCAAGATCAGCAATTAAAAACACTTTCAAACAAGGCAGAACAAGAACATTCAGAGTTGAGAAGGAAAAAATATATCAATTCTATGGTGAATTTATTCCTGAGTGGTACTTGGACGAAATAGATGCAGTGTTTTCAAGAGGCGAAGTATTTATTGATACTGATAGCTATTTACTTAATGAAACACAGTTTGAAAAGATAGAAGATTGTAAAAGGATTTGGAAACCTTCAGCAACATTTAAGGCAAGTTGTTTCCAATCGTTCAGTTGCGAAGTAGATCCCTGTGCAGCTCCGGTTGCTGAATGTTGTGATCCAACTGGAATTAGCGCAACGGTTGAATTTGAAGATAGCGGGGTTATTTGTTGCGATCCTGAAATTATTAATGCTCAAATATTATCTGAATCATGAATACTGTAACAATAAATTTCATACCATGTACTCCAGCTCCGGCCAATGGTTATAAATTAACTTGGCGGGTTGCTGGTTCTGGTGATCCTTATACTGACGAAGGATTCTTTACCGAAAGTCCTGCTATGTTTACGGATGAAATAAATCCTGAAGGAACTTGCTATGAAGGTTTTTTACAATCTGACTGCTCAGAAAGCGGTGAAAGTGGTTCAGTAGTGGGTAACGCAATTCCTTGGGCAACTGATTGCGTTCAGGAAAGCGGGACAACTGATTATACTATAAACTTAGCCTCGCCTTGTGTACCGGGCAATCCATACGGAACTTATATTGTTGAAAACGGAACGCCTGGTGATGTGATCGTAGTTCGTGCAAGTTTCGGAGGACTTATGCAAATGATCGGCGGGTTGTTTGTTCGAGCCGATCTTTCTATTAGCTCGCCAGACGGGACAAGTGATTCTGCAAGCTCGTCTTGTTATGCTGATGCCGGGCTACATGGATTTTCAATTACAGCAGATACCACAATTACGATGGTAGGAACAACTGCTTTGATTTCAGCAGCAGCAGTAGTGCATAATTCAAATGATTCGTCATGTAATTTAGCATTAACTATAATTGAAATAAATGGTGACCCTGTTAGTATATCTGTTATAGGGTGTAAGGGAAACAGTGCAACGGGTGGAACTTGTTAAATAAAAATGTATAACTTTACTTTACTACTTATACATATCTCGCCTCGAAGTAGGCTCACAACTTCAAAAATCGCCGTAGCGGTATGGCTTAAATACAGCAAATTATTTAATTCAAAAATTCTTTAAATTATGCCAGTATTAACAGCAGCGGCCTGTATTCCTTCGGTGGAATGCCCTGCAACGCCATTCCCCGTAGCTACGGCAAATTGTAGCTGTACGCTATCAACTGGAGGCGTTAATGATCTTTATTTTATCCCATGTTCAGAAGAGTTAACAGAGGTTAATCTTCTTGATACTGCATGGTGGTCGGCATTGAAAGATGGTAGTTCACCAGGTTTTTCGAATCTCGGAAATATCGGCATCGGTCTTGGATCAGTTGGTAAAAAGACTGATAAAAAAGAGCGAGTAAGTTCATGCAAAGTTGAGCAATTAGTTTCAACTACATGGGCGTTGAAGTATGTGTTGAAATGCTTCGATAAGAGTGCTGAAAAAGTAACTCACGAGCAAATCAATGCACTGATCAACAATGCCGGTAATTATCTTCTAATTGCCCGTATGTGCGATGGTAGTGATACCGTTCTGCCTATTGGTATTTTCACAGTATCTGATTTTAATTGGATCGTTCCTGACAACTTCGAGGAAGTACAGTCAGTAGAACTTGAACTATCATGGTTTGAGTTAGGACTTCCAAAAACGTATGATGTATCTGGGCTGTCAGCAGTAGTGCCTAAAGCCGCTTAATTATTACCCCTGCCTATGGTGGGGGTTTAATTTATTTTAATGCCTGAATATATAAACGAACAAGTTGCCAAAGTGTCTGAAGATTTCTTAACTGAGATCCAGCAAATAGTTAAGATGATACAAGAGGCGAAGATGCCTGAATGGTGGATGAGCTACGCAGGGCAGTTAGCTTATAATCTTCAGGTACATACTAAAGGATTAATGTTCGATAAGGTTACTGGGTTATACCCGAATGAGCATCCAGATTCGCAAAGGCATTGCATAAATTCTTACGAGAGTATCACTAAAGGCTCGATCTGGAAAGCAATAAATAATATTATCAGAGTTTTTAATAACTCATCCTACAATATCCAAATATCAGATAAGACAAGGGCGGTAATTGAAACATATCAAAACTCAGAAGGCTCATTGTTTTCTCAATTCTTAGAAGATTGGATTAAAAATGCTATTGCTACCGATCCGAATGGAATTTGTGTTACTTACCCGATAGAATATACAGATGATTTATACCGTTACGTTTGCTATAAAGATTTAATTAAAGTATCTGATGATATTTTAATCTTTAAATCTGAAGTTGAAAGCGAAAAGAAATACGAGTACGATGATACTGAATACGGGAAAGAAGTTTTCTTGGATTACGAATACGCTAAAGAAGGGCAGCCTAATGTAAGGCGAACAACTACAAGAACATTTAACAGAAGGCTAAAGGTAACTTACATTAACACTGTATTTCATGCTTTTACTAAAGAGTACTTTGTGAAATTCTATAAAGAAACGCCAAGTGATACAGAATTTAAGTACGAGTATTTTGATCACCCAAAAGAATTAGAAACATTACCATATTTTGAAAGTGGTGGTGTTGAAGTTGAGAATAATTTATATGAATCATTCGTTCAGGCTTTTGTGCCGTTTGGTAATCTGGCATTGATGTCTCACCGAAATCACAGAGCAGTTGATTTAATGTTCAGCTATCCTAAGATGAGCGAAGTACAGCAACCATGCGATACTTGTAATTCAGTTGGGACAGAAAGTTGTGCAGACTATACAGGAGTTTGCAGAACGTGCAGAGGTAGCAAGTATATAACTATTCAAAGCCCTTATAAAACTTATAGGAAAGTTCAGGATTCATTCGATACTGATGGGAAGGTTTTCAGTACACCATCGGTTGAATATTATTCTCCTGATGTTGGGATTTTAGATTACTCCAAAAACCAATGGAAAGATTATTTGTCTGAAGCTGAAGTTGCAGTATTTGTTCAGCAGAAAACAGAAACTGGTAATACTGAGGCTGCTAAATCTAAAGAACTTGATCGTGAAGAGTTATATTCATGGCTTGCTAATATATCTAAGGTTTTTTATAATAACCTTCAGATGTTCTTGCAGAATTTAGAGAACTACATAAATCCTAATCCGATTGAAGTAAGTGTTATTCAGCCATACTCGTTTGCTATACTTACAGAATCAGAAGCGTTTGAAGCGTTAAATACAATGTTAGCTTCGAATGCTCCAGTAATTTTGAAGGCTTCACAGATTGATAACTTTGTAAGTAAATTTATCTCAGAATCATCACCAGTTAAAAGAGCCTTAGAAATATTAAAGCAATATGATTTACTTTTATACTACTCTGATGAAGGTGTATCGAATCTGAAGGGCAACGGGTTTGTAAGTTCTAAGATGTGTCAGCAACATACTCTGGCTTACCCTATACTGATTCAGATGTATGAGATGGATAAAACGTTGTTTGATTTGGAAGATGATGCGATCATAAAGAAGCTAACGGTTGAGGTGGATAAATATGATTTAACTAAGGATTTGAAAACAAGTGTGATAAATGCCCAATAAAATAGACACAGAAAAAGACAAAGCATTGAAAGCTATCTTTCCGAAAGTGGATGAGATGAGCGCAACGGCTTACGCTATTTTCTTAAAGTCTATTGAAGATATTTTTGATTTCAAAGCAGGGAAGTTTGTAGTTGAAAAGAATTTTATTAAGCAGTTAAATAAACTTACTGTTCAGGTATTAGATTTGCTTCAGAGCGAACCTAAGTTTACCGGCCCAGTTAGTCAATTCGTTAAACGTCTTACCCCTGTATCAGAAGCAATAACAGATTTCCAGAAGTCAACTAATGATATTAAAGTTCCGGCTTACGAGACTGCAAAGAAAGTTGTGATTGATGAGATCATTGATAAGATGCTGGATAATGGATTAAATGCTGAGTTCGTACAACCATTACGAGACATCGTATATCAAAACGCAACTACTGGAATAAGTTTGAAAGATGCTAAGATTCAATTAAAGCAGTACATAGTAGGCGGCAATGATAAATCTGGAAAGTTAGGCTCATATTTAGAGCAGACAGCGCAGCAAGGAGTGGATAGCTACTCAGGAATGATTAATAAAAAGATTCAAGAGCAGTTTAATACTGATGCATGGTTAGTTACCGGGTCACTTATAGATAACTCTTCGCCTCAATGCCGTTACGCTATTGAAGATTTAAATGGAGTTATAACGAAAGAAAATTGGCCAAAGGTTAAAGAGATAGCTGAAAAGAATGGATTAATTAAAGGAACTACTTTTGAAAATTTATCAGTAAATCTTTTGCATCATGGATGCCGTCATGGATTTTATGCAAAATTAAACGCAAACTAATGGCAATAGAATGTCTTAATAGCTTAGTAGGTTTAAAGGAACTTTGTACAGCAGATTCAATTCAGCCTCTATTTTGGTTAGATGATGCTCAGGGGTTAGATCGTATTTCTATTGCTGCACTTGCTAAATCATCTAACGGATCAGGTAAGGCTTTCGGTAATGAAGTTATTGAATCTTCTGCACGGTTTTTAATGGCTGATATTGAAACCCTCATTCCTAAAGGCTATACGGTTAAGACTTCATTAAACTCATTTTGCAATACTTGTACTTATACAGGCATGACAAGTTCGGCAAATAAGACAGGTGTAATTATTAAAAATAAATCTACTTCGCCGAATGGTAGTTTGTCAATAGATTCTTTAAAAGTAATGATTGCAAGCACTGGAACTTATACGATAGTTCTTGATGATAATATTTTACCGAAACAAATCAGTCATACTTTTACAGGCGGGACTGAAGTAATAATAACCAATATCAATTTTAAAACTACTGCTAAGTCAGTTAAAATATATTTCTTAGAATCAGGAGTAGCTGTTAATGCTTTGAATTGCCCTACTCAAAAATCATGCGGTTGTTCAGGTCGTACTGCACAGAGTACAGATATTGAAATAAAAGGCTTGCTAAGTAACGGTGAATTTACTACTCAATACGGATTCGTTCCATGCGCTTCTGTGGTCTGTTCTTTAGATGGTGTGATTTGCCAGATAGTAAAGAATCAGCCAAGATTGTTTGGGGTTACATTACTGTATAGAAGTGTGGCAAGGATATTTCAAGAGGTTGAAGTAACGCAGAGGAATAATATGTTTGCATCGTTCTCGAAAGAAGAAAAGAAAGCGTTAGCGGATGAATACATGGCTTTGTACGATCAAATGTTAAACGGATCTGGGAAAGTAAAAGGTATTGCTGACAACATGAGTGCAGCATTAAATAGTTTAAGTGATCCGTGTGTGGAATGTATTAGGCCTGTTAGCGTAGCGTGGGCAACATCATAATGAGTTTCGATACTACCATATTAAGTAAGAAGATTGAAGGAATCAAAGAAGCATTTGAGAATGGTAACTTTGCTGATGCGCTTATAGGTGCATTAGGCACAGGCGTAGGTATTATGGAGCAGAGAATATTTACTCAAAATAAAGATACGCAAGGTCAAGACTTCGGAACTTATATAGGCAAGAAATTTAAAGTTGGCAAATTACCAACTACAAAAAATCGTACACAGGCCAAACGTAATAAAGCCGTTGAAGGTCAAGAACTAACTTACTATCAAAGAAAACGTGCATTAAGAGGTAGACAGATAGTAAAGAAAGATTTGGAGTTGGAAGGCTCATTACGCAGATCAATAGAAACACAAGTTGAAGATGAGCGTTCAGCAGTAATTAATTTTAGCAATACCAAATCTGCCTTAATCGCACACGGTCAGGAACAGCAGATAACTAATATTAGAAATGGTAAACCTGGCACAACTAAAGGAACAGGAGCAGTAAAGATATTTACTTTAGATACCAAAGAACGTGAAGAGGTAACAGAGCATGGTGCTGAATTGATAAAACAGATATTGAAACCGAAATGACATACCAGGAGCAAATATTATCATTAGCAAATAGTTTACTCGTTAATTTCGATGAGGTTTACCACTCAGCTGAAATAGTTCAGACTGAAGATCAGGACAAACTACCTACTGTCACACTTAAAAACGAATGGATCTCATTAGCCCCTACTGATACAAAGGAGACTGTTTATATCAGGAGAAACGGTGATGACGAAGTAATGGATGAATTGAAACTTGGTAGCTGTATTAAGTCTTATAAAATGCGAAGCCCGATAAGGGTAGTATTTTTCAAAGACAACGCAGAAACCCACAACGAAATATTAGCTCACTTGCTTCAGTCTGTTTTAATAGGTGGAACTAAGCTGACTAAAGTTATAAGAGATAAATGGAAGCTGAAGAAAGATGAAAGCTCAGGTGATTATCATTTCGGAGCAAAGACGGCTTACTTTGCAGTTGATATAAATATATTCTGGGAATTGAAACCGGATAATTGTGAGGAAGATTTTTGTTTAACTCTCGAAAACCCGTTAAAGAGATGCCTACCTGTTGTTGTATAAAGACACTTAACTTATGTATGGCTCCTGTTTGCGGTGACTTAGTCATTGAGAAAGTAGCAACGGGCGTATCAGGATCAGGTGAAGAAAATGAATATCAGTTAGTGATTGACTTCCTACAAACTCAAATAACATTAACTGGATCTCAGATTGAAGGCGAGAATATTCAATTCGATATATCTGCTTTAAATGAAAACTTTGAATATACCGGAAAGATTTATGATGCTAATGGTGACTTAGTAACGATTATAATAGGTGAGGATGAGTTTGATTGCGTAAAATTTAAAACTGTTGTGAATATAAATTACTAACTTAGCAAAAGGTAAAAATAATTAGTTGCGAGTTTTCTTCAATACAACGAAATTTAAAACTCGCAACTTTACAGGGGCAGTATTACAATAACAAATTTATGCGTTTTCTTATAAGGCTGTTTTATGTTACTTAGGCGCATTTATTTTATAAGTTCTTTTAAATAAAATAAATTTAGGCAAAATAAAAAAAAATAAGGGCCAGAAAGAGCGACTTCCTGACCCTAGCGTTTAAGGTCTGCGATGCTAAATAACTCTTACGCCCGGAAGAGTGTTAATAAAACTCGAGGTCTTATTCTTTAGCATTGTAGCCGACCGAATATTTGAGTGTGCAGTGCGTTGGCTTTTTTTTATTTTTTCTTGGCCGCCTATTTAACATCAAAACAATTATAACGAAAACGCATTCCTTGCCCCTGTAATTATTTTTACCTTTTGCTAACGGTCCCACTGTATGATGCTAATTATTGAAATATCTATCCTTGCAGCTTGCATCACATTATTTCTTAACTACTGTATTGGAAAACCAGCTAGTGATTTCTCGCCCTATGAAATATTTTCATCATATACAATATGGCTATCTATTCGCAGACTTAAAAATGTTGGGCTGTATGATCAATACTCAGAGCAATACCACGATAACTTGCAACGAGTGAAAACTAAGTATGAGGTTGTAAGCCTGAAGAATGATTTTAAGAAAATGCTATATAATGCAGCCGACCCGTATTTTACTTGGGAACGAGCAGTTGGGATGTGTCCGGTATGTACTGGTTTTTGGGTTTCATTGATAATTGCTATCTTAGCTACTGGTAATATCTTACATATAATTGAAATTGTTGTATTTTCACATATTATTATTAGGATTGCAAATAAGTTACTATGACTTGGGAGGATGTTAAACAATGGGTAGTTAGAAAGGCGATAGTTACTTCCCCGTATAAAGAATATTGGGCGGCATCGGTAACATTGGGAGGGCTAGATATTAATTGTACTGGGGTTTCGATAGAACAGGCTTATGTTCTTTTAACAGAAAAAATATTTAATTCAGGGTACTTATTAGCTAGTCTTACTGAAATTAAATCAAGATCAATACTATGACTGACCTCGTTAAACTATACAACCCTGCTAGTGCTGCTGGACTTACCCCAGATCATGTTGCGGGGCTTCAGAAACTTACTGACAGTGAATTAAAAGAACTTGCAAAGGCCTATCCTAATGTAACAATGCAACGGGCTTACCTTTTAATTATTGATACTCGTAAATCACCCGATAAGCAACTTCCAACATTATCTAGTTTTGAGAATTTATACAACCTCAGGACTAAGAATAACATGAAGAGTTATGTAGCTTATAACTTTAAAGGATACAAAGCACCGAATAAGCAAGTAACTACGAAAGGTAAATTAGTTAAGAAGAAGGTTGAGGTACTTGATTTAAGTGATGCTGAGTTATTGACATTACCAGGTTTCAAATCAATACCGATTGCCAGTGTGCCTGTAAAGAAGGTTGGAAAGTCGGTTAAGAAAGAAATAGTTGATATGGTCACTGATGATTTAAAACAGGCAACACAAAATACATTTAATACCCTATTATCTGAGCAAAACAAAACCCAATAATATATGCCCAAACACATTCAGGATATTTTAATCGCCGCTGGCATCCCGGCTGAAGATGCTGAAAAAATTGACTCGCTACCTGAAGCTGATCAGGCCACTTTCGATTCAAAGCCTTATATGGATAAGGTGAAAGAAAGTTATAAAACACAATTCCAGAACGATCCTGAATTTTTTACTGATCTTACTTTAGAGAAACTACCACCTGCTGTTAAAAAGAAAGTTGAATCAGCTCAGTATGGCAGGGCAGCAAACGTAATGCGTGATAAGTTTCTAAAGGGTTTGGGTATGAGTGATGCTGATATAGCGGATCTTACTGATGAGCAGCGTGAGAAGTTGGAGCAATTCATCCCAGCAGTTACAGAGAAGTATGCAAAAAGTAAATCAAGCGATAAGAAGTTGCAAGAAGATTTAATCGCCGCAAGAAAAGAATTAGAGAAGTACGGACCTGATTATGAAAAGGGTATTGAATCTAAATACAACACATTATCTGAGCAAAAGATAGCTGCTGCAATATTCAGAGCTAATTTGATCGGTGAGCTTTCCCGCATACCGGGTCTTAAAATATCAGCTTCAGATATTGCTAAAACTGCTGATGAAATTGTTAATAGCAAATATGCTTTCGAAAGGGTTGGTGATTTCGGAGTTGAATTGAGACAAAAAGCAAACCCTCAAATGAAAGTTTTGAAAGATAATTCGTCACATGAATTAACTTTGTCAGAGGCATTACTTGAAATAGCGAAGGAGAGGAAATGGGTTGAAGAAGAAAAGGAGCATAAAAACGGTAGCGGAGTAATTAAAGTAACACCAGGTAAAGAAGGCTTGATGGCCGGAATACCTCCACATTTGCAAGAACGTATAGGTAGTAAGATAAACGCTGCAAAATAGTAGCACATTGCCACGCACAGGCTCACAGGCAGAAATTTCGTTCCAAGTGAACTAAAAAACGTAGAGGATCAGGAGTGATCTTAAACACTATTTAATCACTTTAAAAACGAAAAATTATGCCTTTTGGACAAGTTGGTGCGTATGCCTGTAGAGACCTACAAACCAAATTAATAGAACATTTCGGAGCCAATGCAGCAGAGTTTAGAACACTCGGCTCAATCGGACTTCTGAAATTCCTTACCTCCCCTCAAAATACACGGGGCTTCCGTAAGATAGACGTTGAATCAATTCCCGGTAAGAAGCGTGGAGTTGCAATGTTAATTGATAATCCTTTCTGCTTTGATATTTGTTCTCTTTCTGCTGATTGTAATACAACCCGCATTGAGAATGATAACCCAGCTCAGGAAGTAGTTTTTGATTTAACCGGTCCTGAATATCGTGTTTGTGATACCGCCTCAGGCGAATCTGGTTCATCTCCTGCCGTTCTTACTTTCTCTGAAGAGGATTTAATGCGTTATTGCACAGAGACAGATACAAGCTATATCACCCGTCAAATCGCACGTTATAACAAGCGTTTTATTGAATCTCTTGATCAGCGGATCTTCGAGGTTCTATCTGCTCAGGTTGGAACTAATGGTGCTGGTGATTCAGTAACGAATCTGAAATTCTTTACTACTAACGCCGACACTGGTCAGTCGAACTTAAACGCTACTGCGGTTTTCTTCCTGAATCAATTCTGGAAAGATGCAGCTAATGACGGTCAGTTTGCATTGATCGGTGGACAAACTCTTGCTATGATCGCTGAGTTTAAGAAATGGCAGGGCTTGAATGACATGGGTGTTGATCTTAGAAACATCAACGAAGAAATTCCTTTCATTTATTATGATCGTAATTCAGACGGTGAACTTGGTTTGCATGACTTCCTTCAAATTGCTCCTGGTGCTGCTCAGTTAGTAACCTGGAATATGTTTAAAGGTGAGAAACGCAGATCAGTTACTGATCTTTATACGCATGATACGTTTATTGATCCTGCAACTGGTATCGAAGTTGATTACCGTTGGTATTTTGATTACAAGTGCGGCAAATGGACTTATGAGCCGTTTTTGTTTGCAGAATTAGCGGTTAATGCTCCGGGTGGTTGTGGTGAGAATCTGGAAGGAGTTAACGGTATTGTTCGTATTCACGATTGCTCTGATACTTCAGGTGCAGTTTGTGAATCAGTTTAATTGAAACTCCCCGTTTGTCTTTAATAGTTAACAAAGGGGAGAGTTTAATTATTCTCCCCTTCTTTTTAAAGAACTATGTCAATAAATATTCAGCAGATTCCAAATGCTCCCGGAGGGTATAGTTTAACTGGCAAGAAGGTAATGGTTCATGATCAGACAGCTCCGTTAGCTACGTCAACTGTATTGGTAAATGCAACTAGTTTTGGAGGATCTGGAGGAGGCGGTTACGCAGCTCCAATATGGAAAGAAGCTGACGGTGATATGGTAGCAGGTCAAACAGACTTCAGTCATGCAGATTTAATAGGAGCAAGTGAAATGAATTATATTATAGTAAATAAGATCATAGAATTTATTGATGATGATTATACTTTCGATATTGTAACAGGAACAATTGACCGTAGCCCTAACCAATGGTTTGCCGGTGATAAAATGATTACACCTTATAAACCTTCAATATGATGAAAAAAATATTATTACTTATATTATTATTTGCCGGGTTGATCACTAAAGCACAGTTTCCTAATACTATAACCGGAGGTAATAGTTCTACGCTTAATAAGCAAGCTGGGGCTTATGGTGCTAACTTAGGTTATGTTTGGACTGCTTCATACAGTGATACGACAGCAGCTAATTTATCATTTATAAAAAATGTACCTGGTATAGTTATAAGGATCGGGAATGATCTTTGGATGAGAAGCGCTAATGTTCTTGTATGGATTAAGATTTCAGGTAGCGGTTCCGGCGGTTACTTCAACCCCGATCAAACGTCAACAGGCAATACACTTCACAATGGCAATAATAAAGATTTTGTAGTTGATTCATCTTCTAATATAACATATCATTTAAAGAAAGACCATGATTCTCAGTTTGACATATTTGCTTCACAAGGTTTTTTTGCTGGCATAGGAGAAATTGGGAGTTCTTATTATGGTTATTACGATTTGTGGCCTACGTTTAATGAAATTTATTTAGGTGTTGATGACGGGGAAACAATGTTTAGTCAAACTCCTCATAGCGGGGGTGCAGAAACACATTTATGGTCAAGCTATATCGGACGTTCAGACGTTGGTATAGAAGATGACAGAATTTATATTGATGCCAATGCAGGGCAGTTACAACTCGGCAATCTTACAAATCTATCAACTCAAAATAGATTACTTGGTCAGTTTGGTACATCTACACAAGTGGGGTATATAACAACTGGCTTTGGTGAATCATTAGCAAGCGGAGTTTTAAAAGTTGATTCTACAAGTATAGGGGTTACGTCATGGGTAAGAACAAAAAAAGTAGTTGATAGTTTGGGAGCATTGATGGGCAGCGTACCAACACTTCAACAGGTATTAACAGCAGGAAGTATATTGACAAGCAGTAATACAATAACACAAGGCTCTAATCTTCTGAATTTTACCGGGACAGGGAGCTATGTTGCCAATTTCGTCACGACGGTAGCAACATCACCACTTGCAGCAACAGTTTTAGCTGTTCAAAGAAATACTTCAGGCAGCCCATCCAATAATATGTCAGGTGACATTGATATGTATGTAAACGGGTTAATAACAACAAAACTCAGGTCAACACTTACCGACATAACTGGCGGCAGCGAAGATTCTAAATTTATTTTAAAAGGGTTAGAAGCAGGCGGCGATATAACATTATTAGACTTACAACCAGACGGAACAGCGATAGTAAATGACAATGAAGACACACTTTCAACAAAAGCCTATGCAAGATCAGTTGGCGGAGGTGGGGGCGGAAGCGGAACAGTAAACACAGGCGCAAGCGGTAAAGCAACTTACTATCCTGGCGCAGGGACTACGGTTGATGATTTTGCAGCCGTTGATTACGCCACAAGCGGGACGAATGTAAAAATAACAACACAGAACACTACTGATGTAGGATTAGAAATAAAAGGCATTTCTTCTCAAGCGGGAAATCTATTAAACATTTCATCAAGTTCAGGAACTGGCGATTTAGCAATCATCACATCAGCAGGAGCATCCAGGTTTACAAGTGAAACAATTGGTACAGCATCAGCAAGAAAAATAGAACTATTTGCTAACGGGGAGGCCTTATTTACAAGCGATGCAACGGCTTCAATTTATGACCCTGATGCCTTTGATAATACACATCAAATATTTGGCGACAATAATACAAGACTATTGGTTTCAAGTGGCAGTGGGTATGACCATAGATTAGTGATGGTAACAGGAAATATTTCGGCTGTTTACACGGGCTTTATAGACGGTGGTGGTATTGGAATGGAAACAAACCAGGCATTAAATTTTATCACTAACAAACTTGTAAGGGCAACAATAGCCGCATCAGGGGCTATTACTGTCCCCGAACAATCGGCTCCATCCACTCCGGCATCTGCGACTGTTGCTATCTATCCAAAATCAGACGGTTTATGGTATGGTAAAGACGATGCAGGGGTAGAAACAATGCTTAGTAATTCAGGAAGTGGTGGGCTTACGGTTGGAACTACAACAATAACAAGCGGAACGAGTACAAGAATACTTTATGATAATGCAGGCACACTTGGAGAGTACACAATAACAGGAAGCGGAACGGTTGTGGCTATGGCATCAGCTCCTGTATTTGCAACTACAGTAACCGCAACAAGCGCAAGCAATACTTATAAACTCGGTGGTTCACTTACGGTAAATACTACTGATGTTGGTAATGTGGGAGTAGGAGAAGATGACCTGATGACTTACTCAGTCCCTGCCGGAATTCTTGCGGGAAATGGGGATTACATAGAATTCACCATGTCTTTTGATTTAGCAGCCAACGGAAACACGAAACAGGTAAAAGTAAAATTCGGAGCAACTACAATTTACGCAAGTGGCGCACAAGCGCAGAATGACGGGGTGATAGAGATAACGGGTAAGATAATAAGAACAGGTGCCGCTACCCAAAGAATTACATATAGCGTAAGTAGTAACGCTACACTCTTTACAGATTATGCAGACTATGTAACCTCTGCAGAAACATTAAGCGGGGCCATTACTTTGAAAGCTACCGGAGAGGCAGTAAGCAATGATGATATTATTCAAAAGATATTAACCGTGAAATTCTTCCCTAACAATTAATACTATGAAAAATATATTCTTGGCAATTCTTATTCTTTTTTCCTTCTCTTCTTTTGCTCAATTAAGAAGTGCAGGAACAGGGTCAGGTAGTATTGTTTATTCTACATCACCAACACTTGTCACGCCTAATTTAGGAACGCCAACTACTCTTGTGGCTACTAATGCTACAGGTACGGCAGCCGGTCTTACTGCGGGAAACGTGACTACTAATGCCAATCTAACTGGAGATGTAACAAGTTCTGGAAATGCAACTACAATCGGAGCGTTAAAAGTGACTACGGGTATGCTTGCGGCTAATGCTGCTACTCTTGCAAAATTAGATGCAAGTAATGCGACAGCAAATAAAGTATTAATGTCAGGTGCAAGTGCATCACCAACATGGAGTACGCCAACTTTCCCAAACGCTTCAGCTACGACGCTAAAGATTATTAAAAGCGACGGTACTAATTGGGTGGCATCAACAGAAACTTATGCAGCTCCTTCTACATCTGGTAATATAATGATCTCAGACGGTACTAACTGGACAAGTGCGGTAAGATATCCTATTCAAGTTGCTACAGCAGATATTGCATCAACAGCTTCGGCAACATCAACAACAACAATATTTACCCCTTCCGCAGACGGAATGTATCGGGTATCAGTTTATTTAAAAATAACAACAACTGGTACTTCTCCTGTAGCGGGGCCAGTTACAATAACCTATACAGATGCAGACGGGAGTGTAGCTCAAAGCCATGTATTGTTATTAGCAAACACAGTCGGTGCAGTTGTAACAACAACAGTTAATAACACAACAACAACAGGTACTGTTTACGGAAGTATAGTTATGAATGCAAAAAGTGGAGTTGCTATACAGTATGCAATAGCCGTTAGTGGAACATTTGGCGCAGGAAGATATACTGCGCATTTAACTTGCGAAAGAATAAAATAAACTATAATTATGAAATATATATTAATTATCGCAGCAATCATTTTTTCAAGTATAGTAAACGGGCAGACAAGCAAGGATACAACAGCTAAGAAAATAAAAGTCCCGGTTGATACAGCGTATATTCTTGGCGGGAATATTCCAGACTTCCAATTGTTATATAAAGCAATCAATACTCCAGGATCAGTGACAAGAGATGAAATATCTGTGCTGTTGGCATGGCTACAACAAATTAAAATGGTTGAAGTACCTAAAAAAGCAAAACAATGAAAAAGATATTATTATTAATCATACTATCAATTTCCCTGAAGTCATTCAGCCAAAACATAGACACCGTTTATGTTCGTAATCTTTCTTTAAGGGCTGAGGATTGGTACTGGCTAAAAGCAAGTTGGACGCCACGGGATTCAACGGAGAAAAAAGTATGGAAGAAAATGAGAGTGAAATTAATCCTTGATGCTCCTGCTTCGAATACTACTATGGTGACGATTGATAGCATACCGGGACGATTAGCTTTATTTTTCTACTCAACCTTTTTAGGTGCATCAAAAGGGGAGACAAGTAACATGACTAATAATATTTCTCAGAATATAAAAGCCTATACACCGATGCTTACGTTTACCACAATAGTAGATTTAACATTTACGAATAGGTTTACAAATAACAGACAAAACGGTAAAGACGACTTTAATAATTAAATTTTAATATAATGGCAAAGAAACCTCCGAAACCGCCGCATGGCACTCCTCCAAACAATATTCCTGCTCCAGAAGGATTAGTAGCTACTATTAAATCAGATGGTGTTCTTCTACAATGGTACAGCGTTCCATTTGCAACAACTTATTGGGTTTCCAGAAGTGACAGGGAAGCGTTAGGTGAAAAAGCTATTGCAATTATTACAGGAACAAGTTTTACAGATCATTACCCTGTTGCGGGGACTACTTATAAAGTTGCGGCAGTTGTTGGTGATACTCTTGGGAACTTTTCAAATCCGGTAACTCCAATATAATGGGAGCGAAATTTGATGCACTATTTAAGGCGTTTAAAGACAATCCTACTGCTGCAATTATGACGTTGCTAGTAATTGGCATTTCTGTTATGTTTACTATTAATCAAAAAACAAATTCTAGTGTTCAGGATGATCTAAGGAAAGCAAATAAAGATTGCGCTACTGAAAAATATGTCGTTCAGGTTCAGGTGGAACAATTAAGAGGTCAAATTGTTGATTTAACCGGAGCTTTCAAAGAACTTAAAGGTGAAATGAATACCCTTAGAAAACTTGGTATCGTAAAAGAATGAGAAATTTAATCTACATATTGTTTGTTTTTGCTTCCTGCAATAGTAGTTCTGAAAAAGCAAATCCGATACCTGTAAGTAATAAACCTTTAACTGATTCTATTTCGCTAATAGTTGACAGCCTTCAAGAGTGGACAGATGACCTTTCAAATGTTTCTGATTACGCTATCAAAGCTCAGTCTAAAATTAATCAGTTACAAAAAGAGAATAGAGAACTTGCTCAAAGAGCAGGAGAGAGTGAGCCACTAGCTTTTAAGTTTAACGAATACCCAGATAATAGAGATAAGCAAATAAGCGATTTGATTACTGAACTTTCTGCTCTTAAAAAAGAAAACGTAAGGCTTAGAAAACGTATTGAAGCAGATAGTTTAATTAAGTACGGCAAGATAAAGTCGATGCCTGATTACATCGACCAAGTGCCTAACGAACTAAAACCAAACGATAAAAGTTTAATTGTTACCTTAAATAAGAAATTAAGGGGTGATGGTGATATCTCTGAACAGGGTGTAAGTGTTTGGATAATGAAGTATACCAAAGACGCTAAAAAGGCTTTTAAGGGGTATGAAAGTTGTCAGCAAAAAGACTTAAATTTATTAAATGCTAAAGAGGCGAATTATTATCAAGGGCAGTATTTTTTCAATGACGTAGAACCCGGAAAGTATTTAATAAAAGTGTGTGCTTTGTTTGGAAACTGGATGGTGATTAATAAAAAGGATTATAAACAGGAGATTGAAATGTTGATGTCTCCACCTATTCAATAACTAAAATTAAATGTATGAGTACAACTACAACAACATCGAAGCAATTCACTCTTAATCTTAATGACTTTTGGAAGGGTTTGATAATGGCAGTTGGTGGTGCAGTATTTCAGATCATAGTTGATACAATCAATTCGGGTACTTTAACTTTTGATTGGAACTCAATCTGGAAAACAGCATTAGGCGCAGCAGTTGTTTATTTGGGTAAGAACTTTTTTACATCTTCAGCTATCGTTGTAAAAGATGTTCCAAAAGAAACAGTTGAAGCAGTTAAGGAAGGTGACGCAAAAGTTACTGTTACTAAGCAATGAAAAAATGGGCATTCATATTATTATTTGGACTTGTAGCCTGTAATGTAGAAAATAGACAAAAGAATAAGGCACAACTTTATCTTTTTAAACATCCTGAATTTTCTGCCGGCTATTGCGCTGAACAATTTCCTGATAAACCGGATTCCGTAATAGTAAAAACCGATACCGTAACTGAGATTCAGTTTATGGATTCGATAATATACGACACAATCGGAAATCATTTAATAAGATTAGGCGTAGATACAAATGGAGCTACTTCATGGGTAAGGAGTGTGCCAACTAGGGTTATAACCAAAAAAATAACTGTTTATAAAGATTCAATCATTTACAGGGAAAACCGAGCAGAGCAAGAACGATTACAAATTGCTCTGCTTTCTGCTAACAAAAACATTACAGACTTAATTGCAAAAAATACAGTTTTAGAACAAGATAGAAACGATTGGAAGGGCAAAGCAAGAAAAAGAGGCTGGATGTTTTTGGGTTTAATATTCTTAGTTGTAGGTGCTGTTGGAATGAGACTGTACTTAAAAAGTAAATCAATTATAAAATGAAAAAACTATTTCTTCCAATTCTAATATCAGTAACCATGATCGGTTGTGATTTTAGTGGTCAGCCAAAAGATGACCGTGTACCAAGAGAAGATACTACGGTTACGCCAATAGATACTACAATAATTGAAGACGGAGTTGCGCCAGTAGCATCAAACGTAACTGCTAAGGCTAAACCACAAAAGAAAGAAAAAATAACTTGTTCATTCGGGTTTAAAAAACTGAACAACAGGAAACGACCAATTGAAGAAGCTCCTGGTGGGAAGAAAGGTAAACCTGTTAAACCCGGAACCGAGCCACCCCTACCGCCTCAGCCTCCTACAATTTCAAACAACGTTATTTATATAAATTATTTCGGGAAAGATATTCCTCCTACTATGTGGAGTATAACACCATTTACTGTTGGTGATGCGGGATTAGCGCAGCCTGAAATCGACTACATAACAACAGCAGTAGCGGCACATTTCCCAGAGTACAATATAAGGATTACACAAGACAAAGCTATTTTTGATGCTGCTCCTATTGGTCACAGAATCGAAGTAGTAGTTACAGAAGATTACCAATGGTACGGAAGTGCAGGAGGAGTTGCTTACTTAAATTCTTTCACTTGGTCGGACGGATCACCCGCTTTTGTTTTTTCAACATTGTTAAGTTATAATTCACATTATATCGCTGAAGCTATTGCACATGAAGCGGGACATACACTTGGGTTAAGACATCAGTCAGAATGTGTTAACGGAGTAAAAACCGTTGAATATTCTTACGGGTGGACTATGGGGAATAGTTATAGCTCATATCCTCAAGGTAGTTGGAATCCAAACGGTACAAATCCTTTTTGTGCAACACAGGATGATAATGCTTTATTAACAGCAGCAGTCGGGAGGAAATAATATGAAATCAGGAGATTGGGTTTTAATAATGTTGGCCTTTTGCGTAACCTTTTCAATACTGATAACGGTTATTGGAATTGTAGTAAAAGGAAAAGAGGCGAATGAAAGTTCAATGGTTGTTAGAACGGCTTTGATTGATCTTCTTAAAGTAATTGTCGGTGGTGTAATCGGTGCAATATCTTCACATTTATAGTTATCTTTATAGCAATGAAATCTTCTGCTATATATAAGATATTTTCAATCACTAATCCTTCTAAATTTTATATTGGTAGTGCTATTAATTTCAATAAAAGAAAGCTATCTCACTTGAATGGACTAAGACGGCAAAAGCATCCAAATAAAAAACTTCAAAATCATTTCAATAAATACGGGGAAAGCGATTTGGCATTTGAGATAATAGAGTTAGTTAATGACAAGGATATAATTTTAAAAAGAGAACAAGTTTATATTGATTGTCTTAATCCGGCATTCAATATTTGCACTTCTGCAACTTCCCCTAATATCGGTAGGAAACATTCTGAAGAGACAAAGCAGAAAATGAAGGCTGACAGAAAGGGATTAAACTTAGGTGTAAAATTTTCTCAGCAGCATAGGCAAAATATGTCTGCTGCAAAAAAGGGTACAAAGCCAAGTCTTGGTAGGGTTTTATCTGAAGAAACAAAAAACAAAATAAGGCAATCGGTTATTGCACTAAACAGAAAGGGTATAAAGCAATCTGATGAAGAAATTTTAAATAGACTAAAGAATAAAATGGTAACGGTTGTAAATCTTAGAAGTGGTATTATATACAGATCAATAACAGATGCCGCAAACAAGGAGAATATAAACAGAAATACTCTTTATGGTTGGCTCTATGACGAAAGAAGAAATAAAACTGACTTAAAATTACATGAACAATGATTACAGAAAAAGCGTATACCGACTCGGCAAACTTACTAGGTGTTGAACCTGCTATTATAAAGGCTGTGGCAGATGTAGAATCAAAAGGTAGCGGGTTCTTGGGAAGTGGCCATCCCCTCGTATTGTTCGAGCCGCACGTCTTTTGGGCAGAACTTAAAAAGCGTAGAATTGACCCTACAAAGATCGCAGGGGCTTCAGATATTCTTTATAAGGATTGGGGAAGTAAACCATACGGTAAAAATTCGGCTCAGCCTGAACGATTAGAAAGGGCAATAAAGATAAACAAGGATGCTGCGTTAAGTTCTGCAAGTTGGGGAAAGTTCCAAATCATGGGGTTTAATTACGAATTATCTGGTTTTGCCACTTTAGATGCTTTTGTTGCAGCCATGCACATTGACGAGGATCAGCATTTACACGCATTTGTAAATTTCGTTAAGAATAAGAACTTGGTTGATGAACTTCAAAGAAAAGATTGGGCGGGTTTTGCTCTTGGATACAACGGATCAGGGTATAAGCAGAATAAGTATGACGAGAAGCTGGCGGCTGCTTATAAGAAGTTTTCCTGATCATGTGTTCCTCCGTTGGGGTTTTATAGATTGTTTTCGGTTTTGAATTTAAGCCATGTTACCGGACTTATAGTTGTTAATTCCGTGTGCATTTTTTCAATCAACCCTTTCAGCCTTTCATTCTCTGCTTTTAGTTCCTCTATTTGTTTTGATAATTCACGGACATCATCAGAATGGTGGGTTTCTTCTTCTACCAACTCCTTCTCTTTCTCTGTGCATTGAGATTGAAGGGCGGTGATTAATTCATTGCCTTTTTTATAATATTCGTCTATTTTCATTTTCAGGGCAGCATTCTCCTTTTCCAATTCTTCCCGCCCATCGGTTGCAAGTTGGTAGCCGTATCCAGCACCTCTTTCAAAATCAGCCATATCATCAATGTAGCTATTATCGTACTGTTCTTTTGATTTGTTGAGAATCGCTTCCTGAATGCGTTGAGGTATAGTTGACATTGTTTTTATTTTTGGTTTGTGTTTCTAACTTTCATTTCAACCGAAACAATTAATTCGCCATCAACATTATTTGCTCCTTTAAAAAGGAATAGTTTAAAATTCTCGTTCTTATTGAAGCTATCTTGAAAAACGGTTGCGGCAAAAAATGCCCATAATTCTTCTCTACCTTCTTTTTCTGTTTCGGCTCTTGAAAGCGGTTGAAAAATATCTTTTTCTTCCTGTTTGTAAATCACATATACACTCATATATTTATTTTTTAAATTGGTTTATTTGGTAGTGGCATCAACGATCTATACAAGATTGTAAATACCTAATTTCATTTTCAGCTTCTTTCAGTTGTTCTTGTAACTACCCTATTTCATTAACGGCTTGGTCATATTCTTCTTTCCAGTTAAACCCTTCCGTCCATCCCTGCCTATTGAGGGAGGCGGCATAACGGATCATAGCGGGTTTTATTAATTGCTCCCATAATTGAAATCTGCCGGGATCTGAATCGAAAGTCCAGTTCATTTCTAAAATAACTTCTTCTGGTGTCATTTGTTTATTTTAAAAAGGGGATCGGCCAAACCAAATCCCCTGCTACTAAATATCTAACTGTGATTCAAAATACTGATTGATCTTATCATCCTCATCCTGTCTGTCACGTTCTTGCTGCTCTTCATGTGCCAGAACGAATAAAGCCCGTCCGTAGTCAACTCCTGGTCGGATCTCCGATTTCTTAGCATTACTCTGATCAATGATTGACTTAGCAGATTCTAACGACCAGCACTGAGGGAAGTTTATACGCTTGCCATTCTTGAAGATATTGAACGTACTGTCTATAACAAACCCGTTATATTCTAAGTCGGACATTAGGCCGTATTCGGATGGGCGAGGTTGCATGGTTAAGATTGTTTAAGAGTATTTAATTCGTCTGTTAACTTTTTAATCATTCTATGATGATAGTCTATATTACCAGCAAGTGAGCTGCGTTCAAATACGCTTTTACTTCTATCCATTTGCATTTGAAATATTAGAATCATTTTTTCATGGGCTTCAATTCCCTTTTCTCTATTTTGTATTTGCCATTCATTTTCAGTCATCTTAATTAATATTGAAAAGAGTATCTTCAAAAACAGAATTACCGCCGATTGTAAACATTACTACATAATCACCGAAATGTTTAACTACTTCATAGCCAGTTATCGGTTGAGCAGACTCAAAAGTCTTATTACCGTTATCAGAGATCATTGTAAGGATTCTTGATTGTGCAGTTTTGCCAATCATTGACTTTACGAAGTTGTGGCTCATTTGTAAAGTTGTCATTTTGTTTTGCTTTTGTTATGTAAATATAACACTCTTTTTGATATTTACTACTTTTTAGTAAAAAAAAAATATTTATTAACATTTTGTAGAAATTTGTAGTATTTATCAAATAAGCTATTATATTTGCAATATGAAAGTAAAAACTAAAATTAAAAAAGACTCAGGAGTTTCAATAAAAATTGACTCTGAAGTATGCGGTAAGCTAAGAGTTTATTGCACTGAGAAAGGTCTGAAAATAGGCCGATTTGCTACTAGGGCAATCGAAAAGGAATTAGCTATTCTTAACATACAATCATAAAGCAATGAACGTTCAACTTAATAATGTGAACCCCGACCAACTTCAGGGGTTAAGAAACAACTTCGAAAGTAATCTGGTAATTACGGAAAGCGAAGATCAGGGTAAATTCAATGTCTCTTTTGATTTGAATAACGAAATTGACCTGTGGAAGTTGTTTTTTTCTGGAAGCGATTACTGTCTTGCTAAATTTGGTAAACACGTAACATCATGATATATCTTTTTTTATTATCCATAATCATAAACATTTTATTATGTTCATGGATCGCTATAATTACGACGAAACAATCACGGATAGAATCAGACTATGACGATACAGAAGGGCCATTCTACAACAATTAATTAACTTAAAACCGTAAACAAAATGTCACACGAAATTGTTAGAATTGAAAAGATCCAAACGGGTGAAATAATGTCAATCGCTAAAGCGTTCTATGAATCAGGAATGTTTACTGATATTAAATCAGCAGCACAAGCAGTAGTAAAGATTCAGGCAGGGCAAGAAATAGGCATACCTCCTTTTGCTTCAATGTCAGGTATTCATATCATACAGGGTAAACCAACTATCGGAGCTGGACTTATCGCATCCAGAATAAAAGGATCAGGTAAGTATGATTACCAAGTAAACGAACAGACAGAAAAGATATGTAGCATTGACTTTTATCAGGGTAAAAAGATGATTGGTAATTCTACATTTACTATTGAAGATGCAAAGAAAGCTGGAACTAAAAACATTGATAAGTTCCCCCGCAATATGTTGTTTGCTCGTGCAATCAGTAACGGCGTTAAGTGGTACACTCCTGATGTTTTCGCTGGCCCTGTTTACACTCCTGAAGAGTTTGACGTAGTACCAAAGACTGAAGATGTACCACACGAAAACGTAATGCCAACAGATAATAAGGCAGATGATTATTATCCCACTTGGCAGAAAGAAGTCGATTCAATGGACACAGCAACCAAACTACGCCAACTGTACGACGTTCACGCAGCAACCGTCTCTGAAGATGAGAAACTAAAAGCAATGTTCAAAACTAAACAGGGAACTTTTAAAACTCAAGCAGTATGAAACCAACCGACATCTTTATAGCTAACTATTTCGCACTTCCAGGTTTAAAGTTTGATGTTAAGTTTTTCGGGACTAAAAGCGTAACTAAGATCATAAATACAGTATCGCAGTTCTTAGATATTGATATTTCTTTGATGAAAAAGAAAACAAGGAAGCGTGAGATCGTGGAAGCAAGACAGATAGCAATGTTTTTTATGCGGAAGCACACAAGGGAAACATTAAAATACATCGGAACTGTATTCGGAGGTCGTGATCATACTACAGCTTACCATGCTTGGAAAACTGTAAATGACCTTTGCTTCTCTGACGAACAATACAAACAACGTTTACTTCAAATTGAAAATTTATTATGATGCTTAAACAGATACAGATTTTTGACGAAATAGAAATAGAGCCAGAAACTATTATTGAAGATAAGCCTTCAAAGAAGAAACATAAATTCTGGCAACCATTACCGACTGATGTAATAGAATTTATTCACCTACCTACTGTAATCGGATCGGGCTACGAAGAACAAGTTGCAAAACTTGCTGTTGAGGATGGTGTTGCATATCGTGCAGCCCGTAAGAATATGCAAATACATTCTGCCATTGTTCTAAAAATTAATAACGAGTTTTCAGGTTTCTTTACTTTCCAGGTCAATCATGTTGTAAAAGAATTTTGTTTGCTTCAATCAGCAATGGCATTAGGCAAAGAGAATAAAGAAATTTATAGCCAAATGGTAAATGAGATCATTAAGCAAAACGTTGACGGCTACCCAATGATAATGACCGTAAGCACAAAACACATACTGGAAAACCCAAAAGTGTTTGAAGCGATCGGGTTTAAAATATATCTAATGTTAAGCGGTTACGCTTATATGGTGTACGGGACTTTGGAACAAGTGCGAATGAAACGTCTTTGCCACGCAACAATGACAAACGCATGGACTACTACACGGGCTGACTGGTTGAGGATGAAAAAAGAATGGAATGAAAAAATAGAAGCCGCCGGGTTAAAACACGGAATTGAAAATCCAAAATTTGCATCTCGTGATGGGTGCTGGCAGGGAGCAAACGGTATGTCTAATATTGTATTGGCAAATCACACAGTTGAAAATGGCGAAGTAAAACACAACAAAGGAAAGTCATTTAACGGCAATGCTTCTGTTCTCGACCCTGTTGCCTGTGAAGTTATTTTGAGATTGTTTATGCCGACAAGCGGTGTAAGAGTTTATAATCCTTTCGGTGGTGGTGTTCAAATGGGGTTTGTATGTGGTGATAATAATTACGAATACACCGCAACAGAAATAAGGCAAAACCAATGTGACGCAAACAATGCAATCTGCCAGGATTTCGTAAACGTAAAATGGATAAAAGCAGATAGTTCTAAATTCGTGCCGAAGCAGAAATATGATCTTATGTTTTCGTGTCCTCCTTACTACCAAGTAGAAGAATATTTGGATTACGATGGTGTTATACCAGAGGGTGAACTTAATAACCTACCAACATACGAAGAGTTTAGAGATACATTGTTTGAAGGCTACGCCAATAGCTTAAAGATGTTGAATGATAATTGCTTCTTTGTAATTATGACAGGTGATAGCCGGGATAAAAACGGGGCTTACTATGGCTGTGAAGCAGAACATGAATTATTTTTTAAGTCACAGGGTTTGCATATTTATAACAAGATCATTTATCTTGAATCTGAGTTTACCAGGTTAGCTCATGCTAAAGTAACCTTGAATTACAGGAAGTTCCCCAAGACAGAGCAAAAGATACTGGTATTCTACAAAGGTGATATTTCTAAGATTAAAGATTTATACCCGCCAATAGGTAGACTGTGAAACCTTACAGTAATAAAATATCATTAGTTCAGAATGGCAGAGGCGTTTACTGCATTGATACCACAATGGGTTGCGCTTCGGGGTTGGCTGCAAACGAAGGCGGCTGTTACAACGATTGTTATGCAGCCATAACAGCTAAACGGTACGGGCATGATTTCAGCATAACAGTATTGAGATTGTTTGAAAGCGAAAAACATAAACGTGATATATTATCTCAGATAACTAAAATTAAAATGCCGTTCATTCGTATTGGGGCAAGTGGTGATCCTTCGGAAAATTGGGAACATACTTTTGATATTCTTAAAACGTTATCCAAGTGCAATACTGAAATAATAATCATAACAAGGCATTGGACTTTATTAAACGATGAGCAATTACAGTTGATGTCACGGATGAATATTTGTATTAATACTTCTGTTTCCGCATTGGATAGTTACGAAATGTTAGAACGATCACTTGACCAATATAATAGAATTAAGCCTTACTGTAAATCGGTGTTGAGAATTATTTCCTGTGACTTCAATCTTAGTAATCCAATTGGAAAACAGCTTGCAGAAATTCAGCACAACTTATTTAAAAACGATTCAACACTTGACACGGTGTTCAGACCAAGTAAAAGCAATAAATTTATCACTGATGGTATCATTAACGTGAAAGAAGAAGTTTTTAACGGTAAGAAACAATTAGCAAGTAAGTTCAATCGTAAGACGTACATGGGTAAGTGTTCAACTTGTAAAGAAATGTGCGGGGTGAATATTAAGAGCGAGATCAGTTACCCGAATAAAAGACCTTTAACAAAACAACTATCCCTTATATGAACTATAAACAACGCTACTCCGAAGCCCACAAACTTTATTACGACACCAACTTCCCAACCGTAGTTAAGGACGGGTTTTATACGCCTCCTGTCATGCCAGATGTGGTTACAACAAACGGATTAACTAAGTATTGCCAAAATATGATAACCTGGTTAGGCGGCAGATCAAAACGGGTGAATGTGGTTGTAAGGGCATCTGATAAAATCACTACTGAAGTATCGGGTAATAAATTCACAGATAAGCGTTATACAAGATCGGTAAAAAAGAACACGGCAGATTTATTAAATGTTTTACGAGGCACTTCTATTGATATTGAAATTAAGAATAAACATACTGGAGATTACATGAAGCCTGGTCAGTGGGAAGAAAAGGCAAACGCTGAACGTGCTGGCGGTAAATATTGGATCGTCACTTGTGTTGAAGATTTTTTATTTGAGTTGGATGGGTTTTTGTATGGGTAATGACTTAACTTTGAAAATGAATCTGAGTAGCTGCCAATACTTAGATGGGTACAATATTTAATTCCCTAACGGGGGAGCTGGCAGGCGAACTCGTTAGGGTTTTTTATTAACTTACACAATATGATTTGCAAAGTTTTTAGGCGTTCTATTTTAAATCCTGAAAAAATAGAAAGAGAAATTAATGATTGGCTGGATGACGTAGATGATAGTATTGAGACAGAACTTGTAATTTATAATGTCTGCCAAACTCAAAACGACAACGAGTTAACTATAACAATATTCTACTCTTTTAAAAATCTATAAATGCCTCCACAAGCAAAAGATTCATTCTACTTCAGTCACGATAGCAATGCAAGAAACGATGTAAAAATGATTGCAGTAAGAAGAAAATTAGGAATGGCTGGGTATGGTTTATATTTCTGCATTATAGAAATATTAAGAGAGCAAGCCGATTATAAAATGAAACTAGCTGCCATTGATGATATAGCCTTTAATCTTAGTGTTACTGCCGAACAAGTGAATGATATAATAAAATCTTATGATCTTTTTAAAATCGAAGGTGATAGTTTTTATTCCGAATCATTAATAAGACGAATGGCAATGTATAATGAAATGAAAGACAAACTATCTAAAGCCGGGAAGAAAGGAATGGATGCAAGATGGGGTAAGAAAGAAGAATCAACAGCCGCACCACTTAAACGAATCATGTAATGTTTGTAAAAGATAAACACTATTCAACGGATCTGGAGCGAGCAATAATTGGCATTTGCTTATTAGAAAAAGAAGCATTTGGAAGAGTTTATTCTCTTATAGAAACTCAATGCTTTTATCACAATGCTCACCAGGTTATATTCGACACTATAAAAAATATGTATGTTAATGGACTTCCTATTGACATACTAACCGTAAATGATTTTATACAACGCATTAAGGGAATAAAAACTATAAATAAAACTGAAACAGCTTACTTCCTTACACGACTAACAAATGATGTTACTTCATCTGCTAATTTAGAATATCATTCTTACGTGGTTAAAACCATGTGGATGGAGCGGGAGGTTATAACACTCACTTCATCCGGTGATAAATTACAAGGTAACACAAGAGATAAAATAAAGGAACTTCAGGATAAACTTTACGAACTACAACAAAAAACAGTCACACATGATTGGGCCGATATGTCACAACTAATGGTTGAACTTTACCAACATCAAACATTAATGAAAGAATCGGGTGGACTCGGTTTATCAACAGGTATAAAAGAAATTGATATTGAGAACGGTGGTTTCCATCCTGGTCAAATGGTTGTGATCGGAGCGAGGCCATCGGTGGGTAAATCTGCCCTTGCAGGGTCAATAGCTCTTCATGCTGCCAAAAACAAACAGAAGGTTGGTATTATCTCACTCGAAATGTCGAACACAGAAATAGCAGCCAGATTAGCGGCAATAGACACTAATACTGACTTTAGTGTTTTGTATCGTGGCTTATACCGTGACGAATATCAAACGCAGCAAGTTTATGATAAGATCGGTAATCACACTTCGCAACTTCCAATTTATGTTACTGATAAAACAAATGTGAATGTAGTTGAGATAAGATCAAAGGCTGATAAATTAAAATCATTACACGGGTTAGATTTACTTATAATAGATTACTTACAGCTTATTGATGTGCCTGAAATGCACAATAGAACAAGAGAAAATGAAATATCAAAAGTTAGTCGCTATACTAAGATAATGGCAAAGGAATTAAACATTCCGGTTGTGTTATTATGCCAACTTAATCGTGAATCAACAAAGCGGCATGGTGATGCTCGTTACCCACAACTTTCTGACCTTCGGGAATCAGGGTCTATTGAGCAGGATGCAGACGTTGTTTTATTCCTTCACCGGGATTATATGATCGGTATGCCATTTAATGAAGATGGTTCAAGTACCGAGTTACAGGCCGATTTAGTGGTAAGAAAATGGAGAAATGGGAAAAATAATTTTATAGTCCCTATGGACTTCGATCCGCCAAAGATGAATTTTGTTTCACGTGGAACATTTTTAAATACAGTGCCTCAAACATGGCAACCGATTAAGGATGACTAGTTTATATCCTGTTATAAGGTTGTTATATCATCGTTATAACAAGGCAATAACATTAAATAAATAAATAAATAAATATAGTAAGGTTGTTATAACAGGGTTATAAATACAAAAAATGATTAATTTAGATGATTATTGTCAAATATTGTCATGGCTGAATTTTACTTATCTGATGAAGAGTTTTTTAGCATCCTGCGTGAAAATGCTGGCTTATTTGCCCGTACTGCCAAAGCAATCAGTGAAACCTACGGCATAGAATACAGCCGACAGGCAGCCCGGCAAAGGGCTTTAATGAGTCCCGAAATATTAGCTGATATTGATGATGAAAGTTTGGACCTGGCTGAAGGAGGTATGAATGATCTAATGAAATCACTTGATGAAGACGTAAAGTTTAAATCGTGTCAGTTTGTTTTAAAAACAAAAGGAAAGAAACGTGGCTACGTAGAACGAGTTGAGAACGCAGTAACAGATAACGACGGGAATAATATTCAACCTATCATAAACATAAACGTAATAAGAACGAAGAAAGAAATTGATGATTCGTTGTAACTTGTTTTTCATAAATAAGGTTTAATGGTTTTTTGATAAGAGTCCTGGTTAATCTTAGCCGGGACTTATTGTTTGAGGGAATTAAAAAACCCCTGTAGAAACAGAGGTTGATGGTTTTTCATATTCATCCTATGAAGGAAATAAAGTTAAAGAATTATTTCTTACTTTCAAATTTATTTTATAGCTTAGTCATTCTAAACTGCATTGTGCCGCAGATGATCAAAAAATATAACGATAATAAAGGTAGTACATTAACTGCGTCTCCATCTTCGGGTGACGGCGGCACAACTTTTAGTGTACTGCCCTTACTATTAAAATATATGTATGAAAACATACACCAAGAACGGGTTTAGATTTTTCTATGATACCCATATTAAGTTTTGGACTGTGTTAAAAATTGATAAGGATGGCAATCAAATAGGCACTGCTGAATATTTTCCTAATAAAGAAAATCTTTTTATAAACTATCCGTACTTTAAGTATTCTGTTAATGCGAAATGATTAAAAATAATTTCAATATAAAACCAATAGACTACAAAACAGCTATGAGTATTGTTATTGAAAATCATTACTTACACAGGAAAGCCCCTTGCTCTTTTGCTTTTGGTCTATTTGACAAAGAAAACATTATCGGTGTTGTGGTTTACGGTACGCCATCATCTGCGCCGCTTAGAATGGGTATTTGCGGAATAGATGAAAAGAATAATGTTATCGAACTAACAAGATTATGGGTTAATGATTCTGCACCTAAGAATTGTGAAAGTTATTTGATAGGCAATACGCTTGGCTTGGTTGATAAAGAAATAATTGTTTCATTCGCTGAGATTAATCAGGGGCATTTAGGAATAGTTTACCAAGCTACCAACTGGATTTATACCGGTCTATCTGCCAAGAGAACTAACTGGACTATTGAAGGAAATAATAAGCATTGCCAAACGATAGCGGATAAATATACCGCTTCTGAAATTCGTGAAAAGTACGGTGATAAATTTTCGTTGGTTGATCGTCCAAGAAAACACAGGTATGTTTATTTCAATGCTAATAAAAAAAGAAGGAAACAATTAATTAATAAACTTAAATATGGTATCTTACCATACCCCAAACACAATGACAACAGAAACCAAGAAAACCAGAACGCCTAAGAATGCAGAAAGTATTACCAAAGGCGCATTAGCTTTATCTCTGAAAGATCGTGTTAACCTTGTTAAGTATCTGCAAGATTCAATTCAAGCAGAAGTTGAAATGCTTAAAGGAGCTGCTGATGCGGCTGCTCAAATTGCTGGAGGTGTGCAATGAGATTAGATATTTATCATCACATGGTTTACGATGACAACTGTAAAGAGTTGGACATAAAACAGTCTCTCAATTCAATTTTTAATATTCTAAAACAAATCAAAATGGAACAATCAGAATTAGCGGCGAAACTTGTTTCCCTTGCTACCCAGCTTGAAAAAGTTAAAACAGAGATCAATGCAAAGATCGACTTACTTGAATCAGCTATCGAAGCTGCTGACGATGTAAGCCCTGAAGTTGAAGCAGCTTTTGATGCTGTTAAAACTGCGGTCCAGGGTATTGATGACATTAACCCTGATGCAGAACCAGAATCAGGAACTGTGTAACCAATAGCCCTGAGTGATCGGGGCTATTTAAAACTAATCTAAGATGCCAACTACAAGACAAGACAGAGATTTTAAGGATTATCTATCGCAAAAAATAGAATCAACATTATCTAATGATGCACTGCAAGAAGCTATTGATTGGATAGCCAGTAACCTAAACCCGGATGATGTTTTTTCAACTAAAGACTTAGAGGCTTGGGCTGAATCAAATAACTATATCCAATAATAACTATGCGCTTCACCCTCTTCATACTAATCTGCTGCATCATTGCTTCACTGTGTTCGTGTAGTAAAGGCTGGGAAGATATTTCAGAGATGCCAAAGCAAACTAAAATGTACCGTGTCAGTAAGTGGTATGAACTGAATTGGAAGTTCAGAGATAGTTCGTTTGTTGAAGTTGCTTACAACCCTGCGTTACTGAAGTACAGTGATACAACTATTTTCCCGGTAACTTGCCCATTGAGTGGGATAGAAGTGAGGTATTATAAATGAATAATATGACACCAAAAGAAAAAGCAACTGAGCTTACCAATAAGTATTGCCAAGTATTATTTGGTGATGAAAGATTTGTGAATATTAACAATCCTAAAAAATGTATATTGATACTTTGCGATGAAATAATAGAATCGTATAAACAGTTTACGGGGATGTATGATCAAGAGTTTTTTGATAGTCAACACGATTTTTGGATAGAAGTGAAAAAAGAGATTGCGAAACTATGACCTCCAAACTCCTTACCATAAAACTCTTTTACAACTTAGCAAACCAGTTGCACTATATTCAACTTGGCGGAACTATCTATTCAGTTCCTGCTACATGGGCAATAGAGATCAAGAAACGTGAAGGGTTGGATATTCGTAACGCTAAGGATGTACATGATATGCAGGAAATTAGTAATAATGATAAGATATGAAAATATATAAATACGATTTTAATTTTACAATGTTTGCAAGAAATGGTGTAGCTGAAATTTCATTACCAGTAGGGTATAAAATATTAGATATACAAGAACAAACTGGCGAATTAAAGTTGTGGGCTATTGTTGATGAGAACGAAGATCATATGGACTTAGCAAGATTTTTTATTTGGGGTACCGGATTTGATTTCCCAGATAAAAGCAAATTGAAATATTTTAAAACTGTTCAGGTTAATGAATTAGTCTGGCACATATTTACAGAATGACAATAGCCTACCCCCTCAAATCCCAATCTGATTACTCAGAACTACGTTACTCGCTAAGATCAATCGAAAGATTTTACAGAGGTAACGAAGTTGTAATCATAGGCAGTAAGTTGCCAGACTGGATTGATAACGTAACCTGGATAAGAGTTGAGGATATACCGAATAGAAAACAATTAACTATCAAGTACAAGATATTAGCAGCATTAGAATATACTGATGAAATATATTTTATGAATGATGATGTTTTCTTACTTCAGCCGCCTACGTTTAAATATTACTATCACGGTGATCTGGCTTCGGTAGGTGAATCAGGAGCAAGACCGTTGCTGAAGCAGTTACAGTCATTCGGTAAACCAACTAAGAACTTCGATGGGCATTATCCTCTGGTATATCATAAAGACTTTAAAAAGGTTATGGATAACTTTGCACATGATGTGATTGTGAAGAGTGCGTATTGTAATTACTTAGAGATTGAAGGCGAGAAGGTAGCTGATAATAAAATCATAGGTAAGAAAGTAGATTTAAAGGAGTTTATTTGGAATCGTAATTCAATCTCAACTGGTGAGAGTAGTTGGGCGGTAGTGCAGCCAGTAGTTGCGGAGGTGTTTAAACAAAAATCAATGTATGAGAAATGAAAATTAATATTATGGAAGATACTAATTTAACATATGATAGTTGCAAAAATTGCGATAAATTGGAAGCAGAAATATGCCGGCTTGAAATGATATGGGAAACAGAAAGAGGGAATAATAATAGATTGAAGAAAGAGAACGAAAGATTGAAGGCGCTTATTAAATTAGCAAATATAAAAGGGTTATTGCCAAATGAATCAGAATGAACTTCGTATAGGGAATTATGTTAATGATAGTAAGACTGGTAAAGTTGTTACTGTTGATGGCATTCAATTTACTGGTAGAATAGTTACACATGACGAAAGTTATGATGACTGGAAGAGAGGTATCGAGCCAGTGGGTATCCCTCTCACTCCTGAAATATTAGAGAGGGCGGGGTTTGAGAAAGAGTTTTCGGCATCTAATATTGGGGTAACGGTTGAAGAAACATTGAATTTTCGGAAGTACGGAGGGACACGAACATATTTTACTGGTTGGCAGAATGGTAAAGTTCACATAAGCCCTGATATGAATTGTTGTGCTTCAATCAAACTTAAGTTTGTTCACCAACTCCAAAACCTTTACTTCGCATTAACCGGTGAGGAGCTACCGATAGAGCTATGACATATTATTTTCTTCAATCACGGCTTAATGGTAAAATTGCAAATGTTGGTCATTCTAAGAATGATGAAACAGGTGAGATTTATTTTAAGTTTATAGATAAGAAAAAATGCAGGAAGTTAATGCAGGATGAAATGAAGATTAGTCCAGAGTATGATTACAGAATAATGAAAGTAATTGAAAGAATTGAAATAGGCGCATGGATTGAATCAAATAAAACAGGTTTAATAAAAAATCCCGAGAGTTTTGGTGGCGAAGCACCTGTTAAGCCTGAAATAAACCAAGAATTATGACAATCCAAAACATCCCACTATCTTTCTACTGCTCCCGTCTTGACGCAGGCGAAAACTTCAAGTTCCTTCGCTTCGGTGATGGTGAGTTTCATTGTTACTTAGGCAGTGATATTGTAATCGGTAAGAATGAGCATGAAGTTTACCCAGAGTTAACGAGTAAGATTAAGAGTATAGTTGATAATTTAAACCCGTCGCATTATAACGCTTTACAGCCATTCAGTTTAACTATACCAGCGTTTGCTTCAGTGATACCCGATATTAACTGGTTAAATGCAGACGTATTTCATAACGCTTCTGAAGCAGGTGAATTGGCTCCGTTCTTTAGGTCGTTACAGGGAAGGGATGTTGTGTTGGTTAGTAGTAAAGAGAAGAAACAATTTAATAGGGGATGGGATTTTATAGAAGTTAGGCAGAAGAATTGTTTTCAAGATTATAACTGGGTAGTAAATCATATCTATGATATTTGTGATGATTCAAAAGATAAAGTATTTTTATTCGCAGCATCCCGTCTCTCAGTCCCTGTAATCTACGACGGCCCTGAAGATTGCACTATGATTGATATTGGTTCGTTGTTAGATCCGTATATTGGTCGGGTGACAAGAGGGTATCATAAGAGAATGACGGAGGATGTGATAAAGAAAAATTTAAGTTTATGACAGACTTCAACATAGGTGCTTTCAAAAAGATAATTAATGAGATGCCAGATGACGCTGTAATTTCTGGACTTAACTACGGTGATAAATTACAGGAATTTAGTTATCTTAAAAGAATATTATTACTGGAAGATAGCGAAGGAAATAAAGTAATTGTATTTAATCCAATGGGTACACATTACTTTGATCTTGTAGAGAAAGAAGGTTATAAATATTTACAACATTGGGATGAGTTTTAATATGACAATCGGCTTCCTTATACGAACAGGTGGAATATTCGGATCAGTCAGAGAAGTGATCGAAAACGGTAACGTATTAACTGAACTTGGTCACGATGTTACTATTTACACTGATCACGGGAAGGATTTAGGTTGGTTACCTAACATCTGCCAATGGGAATCTAACGAGAAGATAAAGCCGTTGGATTGTTTAATCTTCATTGATGATCCTGATGAGAAGTATTACGAACTATTTAAACGAGCTGAAGCGAAAGTGAAAGCCTACTGTATGTTAGGGTTTGATAAGTCAAGAATCAACGGTCAGTTTGTTTCACCCGTTCACCATGAGTTAATAACTAACTACTGGCCGTTGGCAGATTCAGATTGGCAACTGGAGATTATTAGATATTTCAATCCAGATTGCGGCCCATCAATAGGTGGTATCAATACTACTCAGTTCAAACCAGTAGTAAGAAAGAAAATGTTTGATGTCTCATGGTCTAACGATCCACGCCCTCGTAAAGATAGTAAGACGGTAGCTGAAGCAATCGGGAAGATCAGTAATAAATCATATTACAGAAAAGGCATCAAGCAAGATGACTTAAAGAAGTTCCTATGCGATTCGAGGGTATTTGTAGACGGTCATCTTAGAGGCGGGTGGTGTAATCCAGTAGCTGAAGCAATGGCCTGTGGTGTGCCTGTGGTGTGTACAGAGACGCCTTGTAATAGTTCGTTTGCAATAGATGATTTTACTTGTATAAGAGTTAAAGAAGGTGATAGTGTTGGGATGAGGGCGGGGATATTGAAGTTGCTGAGCAATGAGCAGTACGCAAAGTATCTATCCGGTAATGCTTTGGATCTTATTCGGAAGTTCGATTATAGGATAGTGGGGAAGAGGTTGAGTGATGCGATTATTGAGAAAGTAAATAAAGTTGTATGAATACAGACGAAAGGCCATCGGTAAAATTATGGAACTATGTTTTTGAAAATTGCGGATGCCAATTTATAAAGCATGAACGGGCTTATTCTGCTTTTATGACTTTAGCCGGATACGATTATCAAGAGTTTGAGCCATCTGAACATTCAGCAAGAGTTAAGTTGGCAGATAAAGTATTTTGTAATAGTATGGTTATTGAATGGTTTAAAAAGAAGTTTGATTGTGCATGAACCAACCACTAATTAACATACTAATCCGAACTTCACAACGTCCGATATTATTCCAACGTTGTTTGCAATCTATCCAGCAACAAACGTATAAGAATATCAGGGTTATTGTTAGTTATGATTTCGAATGTGATTATATTCCTGATTGGTGCGATAAAATACAAGTGCAGAAAGGTGATAATGGTTACTATTGGAATTTATATTTGAACGAACTTAAAGAGCAAGTTAATGAAGGTTGGTTTATGGTCATAGATGATGATGATTTCATACATTCAAAGTCTGCAATAGCTGATATAGTCAAACACTTAACAAATCCAGAGGTAGGTATTATATGTCAGTTCCTAAGAGGTCAGATGCGTAAACCTGGGTTAGTTCAAATGAGAAATAAAACTATCAAACGTGGATTAATTGGTATGCCTTGTATTATCTTACATCATAGTAAAAAGAATATAGCTATGTTCGACGGATTACCAGCAGCAGATTATAGATTCATTCAAGATGTATCGAAAGTATTACCGTTAGAATGGGTCGAGAAAGTAATTGTAAAAACTGATCGGATAGGGAAAGGGAAACCGCATTTAGTAACAGTAAAATAAAGTATATGGACAGAATAGATATTGAACACTTAGAATTGTTATTAGGTAAACTATCGCAAGAGATAGGCAATACTCAATTTTGCATATACCCAAACTTCTATCACGATGGATGCCATATATCAACTTTTAAAGAAAGCGGTAAGGTTGATATACAAGTAACAGGGTATAATCTTGAGGATGTTCTATCTAAATTTAATCTGATAAATGTTGCACATAGTAGAGCCTTATAGGCCGGATAAAAATTTGGGGCTTGCCTACAACGAGGCTATGAAGTACTACAATGCTGATGATTGGGTATGCCTAAAAGATCACGACACATTGTTTCTGCTTCCTGATACTATACGTCATATATCACGTTATACTGAATTGAATCCTGATGCTGGAATATTAACTTGTTACACGAATAGGTTGGCTAATGGAGAGCAGTTGTTAACGGGTAGATGTATGGAAACTGATTCGATAAGATCACATATAGCACTTGCGAAGGAGCAAGAAAAAAGATTGTACCAAGTAACTGAGATGGTTAAACCGATTAGCGGGTTTTTAATGGTTGTTAAAAAATCGACATGGGATAACATAAAATTCTCAGATGGTTGTTTGGGAGTTGATAATAATTACCATTTAAAAGTTGTATCTTCTGGAATGAAAGTATTACGGATGAACGCTGTTTATTTATTCCATATTTACAGGATGATGAACGGAACTAAAAATAAAAATCACTTAATATGAGTAATGATTTTACATCAGTAAAAGGGTTTGAAGGAGTGTACGAAATTAATAAATATGGTGATGTAAAGTCATTAGCCAGAACTTGGATTAGTGGAAATGGTAAAATAGATGTAAAACCAGACACTATTTTAATTCAACACATTGTTAAGGGCTATTCAAAAGTGTCACTAAATAAAAAACATTATTCTGTTCATAGGTTAGTTGCTGAAACTTTTATTCCAAACGTAGAAAACAAACCACAAGTAAATCACAAGGACGGCAATAAACAAAATAATCATGTTGATAATTTAGAATGGTGTACTTGCTCAGAGAATCATAAACACGCTTTTGCTACAAAACTAAGGAAGCCGCATTTTGGTCAGCAACATCAAAACTCTAAACTTGTTTTAAATACAGAGACTGGGATTTTTTATGAATCACTTACTGAAGCAATCAAAACTCAAACATTAAAGAGATCAACAGTAGAAGCAATGATGTGTGGAAGAAACCCAAATAGAACATCATTCATCTATGTCTAACAAACCCTTCCAAATACGAATGGATGAACTACATCCAGGTCAGCAGAAAGTATTATCAGAACGAAGGCGTTTCAATACGCTGAAGTGTGGCAGACGTTGGGGTAAAACTAAACTATCTGAAGAGTTACTACTATCACCTGAAGATAAAACTAACGGAGCATTGAACGGTTACCCTGTTGCATACTTCGCCCCGACTTATAAAATGTTGATGGATGTTTGGAGAGCTACTAATAATATCGTTTATGGAATTACTAAATCAAAATCAGAAACAGAGAAGCGAATTGAATTACTATCAGGAGGTGTAATTGATTTCTGGTCGCTGGAAGATCCAAACTCAATACGAGGGCGGAAGTACAAACGGGTAGTATTGGACGAGGTTGAAGTTGCTCGTAATCTGAAAGAAGGTTGGCAGAATGTTATCAGGCCTACATTAACTGATATGAAAGGTGATGCTTGGTTTCTATCAACTCCGAAGTTTGGGAGTACATATTTCAAGCAGCTTGCTAAATTAACTGACCCGGATTGGATGAACTGGACATTTACAACTTACGATAACCCGTTTCTTGACCCTACTGAAATAGATGCAGCACGTCAACAGTTAGATGAAAGTACGTTCAGGTGTGAGTTTCTGGCTGAAGATGTTACGTTGGCAGTAAATAAGTTCATTTATAATTTCGATAGGCAAAAGCACGTGGTGAAGGGATTGCAAGCAGATAAGAGGTTACCAATATTACTTAGCTTCGATATGAATGTCGAACCGATAGTTTGTTTAGCAGGTCAGTGTGATAGATTGGATAAAGTTCGTTTTTTAAAAGAGTATAGATTGATGAATAGTGATATGTATGAGTTATGCAAACGTATATTAGCTGATTGGCCAGACTTCCAACTTTTAGTTACTGGTGATGCGAGTGGTCAAGCAAGGACGGCATTGAAAAAAGATTTGAATTATTATAAGATCATCAGAGAAGTTCTTAAATTAGGTATGGGTCAATTCCGATTACAGGCTGCCAATCCTCGAATCAATAACACAAGAGTATTGTGCAATTCTTTATTAGGTAGGCATAAAGATTTTTTATTCTCAGATGAATGTAATTATCTTATCTTAGATATTGAAGAATGCGAGGTTGATTCGTCAGGTGGAATTGATAAGAGCAAAGATAAACACTTAACGCATTTGCTTGATGCGTGGCGGTATTGGTGCTGGACATTCTTGCATAAATTTTTAGATTTAAAGATATATGATACAGGCTCCGACTTATAGTGCTAAGGAAATCCTTTCAATGTGTACGCATTTTAGCCTGGAATATAGTATCTTTAAAACTATTGTTGATATAATTGAAGATGAGTTTGAATTGTATAATGACGAAGATTTAATAATTTTGATGCAAGCGAGTGTGATAATGTTTTCCCGTAGTATGCTTAAGTTATCGTTAAATAATATGAGATGAAAAAGAAGTATAATAAAGGTCATAAGTTAAGTATGTGTTCTGATGTAGTTGTAGCCTCGGCAAAGGCTTGTGAAGTAGCAGAGCCAGCAATCACAAGAATAGAAGTTAAGGCAGATGATGATGGCGGTTTATTGGCTCGTATTAACGGTAAAGGAAAATGGAAGTCAGCAGAATTTGATGAATATAAAATGAAATTAACTGTTAAGATATAATGTGGAAACTAGAATTAGATAACGGTAAAGAAAGAAGTTACTTAAATTCAGCTACAGGTACAAAGTCTGTAATGAATTTAATGTACACCGATAAGGATGGTAATAAATGGTGGTCGTTTTTGGATTTAACGGCTATGCCATATACTAGAAACTTCGCAGCAACTAAAATAACTTCATTATACGCTTTAGGATTAAGTAAAGATGATCTTACTTCCCATATATCTGGATTGAAAACTATACTGAAGTCACAGGATGCAGACAGATACGAGAAAGCGTATGCAAATGTTTTGGATTTCGAGAGTAAAGCTAACAACGCTACTGATGCGATAAAGCAAATGTCATCTTTAGTCTGTGTATACTTCACTTTAAATGACGAGCCAATAGATTCTTTTGATAATAATTTGCAGATAAAGAAAATGTCACTATTGGAGGCCGACATCGAGATGCATGGTTTTTTTTTGAAACATCAGATAGGTATCACAGAACGGTATTCAGCGTTCTTAAATCAACTTTCCCAAATTGCTTCAGTGCAGTAGAAAAGAAATTTAGTTCATTTAGCGAAGAGATCCAGAAAGCAGCAGACGCAGAACGTTCAATGCAACTAATGATGCGAAGTATCACAAACGGGGTAATATCAGAACGTGACAGGTTGTTTCAATATACTACTGGGGAGTATTACCAGGAGTTATCGTTATTCATACAAGAAGTTGAGCAGAAAAATGAGGATTATAAGAAGTTAAATAAAAAGTAAAAATATGCACCCAGTACATTTTGAAGGATCAACCGAAATAAAGAAACCAGAAAATATGACAGACGAGCAATGTATGAGCTTGTGGGCTAAATTTGGTTTCGGTACAATTATTACTCTATTGGATCGGCAAGAGAAAAAAGATAAATTATCGTATGTAGAGCCAGATACCTTATTACCCGGAGTTGTTGCAGGTGTTGACACAGATAAATACCCATTTTATCTTACTGCATGGAAACCAAATAAAGAAGATTTGGATGCACTTAATAGAGGTGAACCAATTTATGTAAAAACATTATCAAAACAACTTCCTCCTATGGCATTATTTACGCTTGATGAAAATAATGAAGCTAATTTTTAATTAAAATGAATTTTGTGATCAGTTTTGCAACCGGGTATAAAAAACATTTACTTATTAAGAAGAAACTTAAAAAGTATAGGAGTATTTGGTTATCAAAATCTGAAATAGATTATACTTCAGATAATTGTAAAATTGAAATATCATCAAATAATAAAATGAATGAGTTTGAATCTGAGAATAAGAGATTTCAAAAAGACTTTGGAATTAAGATGTCATTTTAATTACTATCTTTACCCTGCTATTATAGACAGACTGGGGAGTTTGTTTTATTATGGCAGACGAAATACAACGGACGATCTACAAACTGGAGATAGACGATTCAGCCTATATTAAAGGGGTTGATTCGCTAACTGCATCTACTCAAAAATTCTCCCAAGCCCAAGACGCAGCTAATAAGAAACTCGCAGAAGCTAAGATTGCTCTTAAAGCTGCTTCCGATGCTGTAATACGTCAGCAACAAGAGCTTGATAATGCAAATAAAGGAAGTAATACTGGAATAATTAAGCAGCGGCAGGACGCTTTAAAATCGGCTCAGGTAGAGCAACAGAAACTTACTGACTTAGTTAAGCAAACTGAAATAGAATACCAGAAAGCTACGAAACTGGCAACTGACTTTGCAAACTCAACTGCTAAAGGTCGTATTGCTATTCCACCTGTAACTCCACAGAATATACCTCAACTGCCATTAGGCGGTACTGGATTAGGTGAAGCTGTAGGTGCATCAGCGGCCGAGTTTGAGCAGCTACGGGGAGCTATTGCAGCCGCAGAACTGGCTTTATCTGAAATGAATCAGGAATCTGAAGAGTTTAAGGCACTTGCTCCAGCGGTTGAAGCTGGGAAGAAAGCATTAGCAGATTATGATGCAGCGGCAGAATCAGCCGGGCAATCTACAGTATCATTAAGAACACAGATCCGTCAAGGTCGTGAGGAGTTGGTTAAACTGGAAGCACAGGGGAAGGGTAATACTAAGGAATATTTTGAGTTAGAAAAGAATGTAGCCAAATTAACTGATGCTTTCGGAGATCAGCAGCAAAGAATTAAGATACTTGCCTCAGATACTAAAGCTTTAGATTTCGGTAAAGGAGCTATCACTGCTGCTACTGCTGCGTTTTCAGCCTATACTTCAGTATCGGTATTAGTAGGTGACCAGAATGAAGAGCTACAAAAGAAAACATTGCAGCTATTTGCTGCTATGCAATTGCTTCAGTCATTGGAGCAACTTAGTAACTTAACAAGGCGGGAGGGAGTACTTGCTACACTGGCACAATCAGGTGCACAATCCGTTTATACCGCTGTAGTGGGAGCGAGTACAGGGGCTTTGAAAGCATTCCGTATAGCATTAGCAGCTACTGGTATCGGTGCTGCTGTTATAGCGATAACCTTACTTGTACAGAAGTTCAGAGAGTTACAAGAAGCTGAAGAGGCTGCACAAGTAGAACAAAAAGCATTACTTGATATTTCTAAGCAGGCAGTTGATAGCTATGGCGAAGAGGTTACGCATTTAAAATTATTGTCTGCTGAATATACAAATTCGGCTACATCACTGAAACGAAAAAAAGATATTCAGGATGAGTTGCAAAAATCTTACCCGTCATACTTCGCTAGTCTAGATACGCAAGCGGATAAAGAGGCTTTCGTTGCTGAACAGATTGGTAAAGTAACTCAGGCATTAATTTTACAAGCTAAGATCCAGGCTGCACAATCTTTGCTGGCTAAGAAGTTTGGTGACTTATTAAAAGAACAATTCGATCCTACTGAATCACTTGACTTTTTTGATAAAATACTTGCAGGGGCTACAGGTTTTACAGCAGGTTTTGGGGCGGCAGGAAGTCAGCTTGCTAATAAAGCGCAGGCTAATTTATCTAAAGCACAAACTGAATATAATAAGTTTGAAACTTTCATTATTGACTTTGTAAATAAGTCTAACGCTGAACTTGATAAACTTGGTGGTGATCCTAATAAGCCACAGGCTAAAAAGACTACCATTGTTGAAAACGTTTTTGAAGCTGAGAAACTTAAACTTAATGCGAGGATTGCTGAACTAAAACGAATTGAAGAAACTGGAATTGAAGCTATAAATAAAGAATTTGAATCTAAATTAATAGTTGAGCAAAAAAGAATAGCTGATTTATTAAAAGATAATAAACTAACAAGACCACAGGCTAAAATATTAGTTCAATTGGCGGTTGATGCCAACAGGATAGAACTTGATAAAGCTCTTGCAGACTTCAATAAAAAAGTATTAGACGCAAGAGAAAAACTTAATGATGATCTGCGTAAGCTGCAAGAAGATCAGACAGAACAAACTTTAAATCTAATTCAGGATGAATTTGAGAAGCGCAGACAATTAATCGCATTTAATGAGCAACAAGAATTAGCTGATGCAGCCGAACGAAATGAAGATAGGATTAAGGCATTGGATCTTGACCGTTTGTTGTTAGGCGAACAGGCTTATCAGAACGCAAAGAATATTATTATAACTACTGGGGAGCAGGAAGCAAACAATATCTTAGCTAAGTTCGCTGCGCTACGAAAAGATTTAGCCGCTGATACTTTCCAAAGTTTACTTGATTCTATTAATGCAGGGCTGCAAGGTGGTTTAATATTCAGAGATGAATCATTGGCGAAAGAAATACGGGATGCTTCAGATAGATTCTTACAAGGCAAGATTACTTATGAGCAATTTCAAAAAGAATTAACTGCAATCCAGAAACGTGAAGAAGGTATTCGTAGGGATGCTACGTTAAGCAATCAGCGTTATGAGTTAGCTGAACTTGATACTCATATTGCTGCCATACTTGATAAGACTTCTCAGGAATATAAAGACTTAACAAAAAGACGTGATGATTTACGGGCGAAGATCGCATCAGGAGAAAAAGAGGATGCGATTAAAGACGCTGAAGATAAAAACACTGATCCAAATAAAAAGAAGGTAGAAACTCTAAACGATTACGTTGTAGCTGTTGGTGATCTTGCTAACTCTGTAATCCAATTCTGGCAAGCTGCTAACGAAGCTGAATCAGCAGCATTAGACCGTTCAATATCATTACAAGAGAAACGAGTAACAGCAGCGCAACGAATAGCAGAAAGAGGTAATGCTCAATATCTGAAAGCTGAAGAGGATCGCTTAAAAGAACTTACAATAAAACGTGAGAATGCAGCCCGTAGAGAATTAGCTATTAACGCAGCATTGCAAGCATCGCAATTATTAGTTGGTATTACCGGAGCAATTTCTAAGATCGCTACTCCTGGTATTGGTCTTGCTGAATCAATCGGGGCTTTTGCAGTTATCGTTTCTTCACTTGCTGCTGGTTATGGATTGGTAAAATCATTACAAGGTAGTCAACCACGATTAGCGAAAGGAGATCCATACGTTAAACGCAACGGGCATCCTTCAGGAGTAGATACTATTCCAGCTTGGTTGAACGAAGGTGAAGCGGTGATACCTACTGAAACTAATCGGAAATATCACCCAGCTATTAAAGCTATCTATGATGAGAAGATACCACCAGAAGATATAAATGCTTTCGTTAAGAATTATCATGCGGTCAAAGGAGTTCCAAGAGTAAATTATGATCGTATAAAAGAATCTGCTGAGTTAAGTACAACGCACGATGGTAGAATGTCTGTTGCATTATCAGAACAGAATAAATTGATAATAGAGAATAATGAACTTCAGCGGATGACATTAAGAGCTATGAAAAACATGGCAGTTAGCGCAACGATTGATCGTGATGGGGTTGCTATTTCGGTTAACGAGTATATTGCTCAAATGAATTTAAATAAAAAGGTATAAAATGGCATTTACAATACAACAACTACAAAATTTTAGTAATACTAAGCCAGAGTTACGTTACTTAACTGAGGAAATTATTGATTATTTACAGGCTAACCAAGGAGGCGGTTCTCTCGGTTCATCATATTTGGTTTGGGATGCGGCGTATCAAAATTCAGCAATGAGTTCACCTGTTGGGGTTTATTTGTATAAAGATGCAATTGATAATATTTGGAAAGTATATGAACCATCAAGAAATAATTTGGTGTCAAGGTCACAATATGCTTATGCCGATTCAATAGATAAATTTCCTTTTGATAGTGCTGACTGTTATAATAACAATTTATCAGATGTAAAATTGGTAGGTGTCCCAAGTAATGTTAAAATAACAAAATGCACTCTTCAATATATGGTTATTGATGGTGGTTCTTTTTCTGGATTACAAATAAACAATACGATATTTCACGGCACTTCTGGCATAGGATGCCCTAACAATGTAGAAATACTCGTCGTAGGAGTTAATGTATTAATAGAAGGTTGCTCATTTTTGAACGGATCTTTATTTTACTCTTCTTTTATTGATTCTATTGGCGCAAACTCGCAAATAATTGCTATTAGTTCACCAAATTCTGGAACTGGATTATACATTCAGGGTCATGCAAATGTTTATTTAGGTGATGGTACATTTTATGAAGATTTTTCTTCCATATATGTTTATGATGACTTCTTGTCGTTCTTTGACTTCTTAATAGGGGGAACGGTGGTAGTTCATTGTCCTTCAGATTTCGCATCCTGTTCAAGATTTGTTATTGGTGACAATACAACAATTGGCACAGCAACAGAAAGATTTAAAAAAATTAAATCTTTAAATGTGGGTTCTGATTGCGTTTTAAAACCAACTACTAACAATACAGATATTCTCGATAAGGTAACACTTGGTGTTGGTTGTACTGTAACGACAAGTGGCAATAAAACAAATGCAGAGTATAAAAATTTAGGTGGAACAACTTATTTATTAGGCGAAGCAGCAGGAGCAATGACACTAACAGCAGTATAAGAATTACAAATGATTGGAACAGAAAATAAATGAACGGACGTTTCAAAATATTATTAAGACGTAGACAGAACAACGAAGAGGGTATTGATGTCACGGTGCAATGCAATCCTTTAACAGGTGCTGCTGAGTATGTGCCCGGTACGGTGGATAACGTAACTTCATTTCGTAACATTATACCCGTTGACAGTTGGTATAACTTCACTCCGTTTATTGAAGATGCTGAGAAACTTAACCTTACTTGGGATAAGGTTAATCAGGGTAATACTGCATCAGCACAAACTAATCAAGATGGCAGCAATTACGATAAAGGTATTTCATCCGACCTTTTCTTCTTTGATTCTGCGTATCATTTCATTTATGATTGGTTAATAACTACTGAGTGCCAAATATTAAATGCTATTGAAGTAAAGATTATTGATTTAATTGCTGGCGGGACCTATAGATTATTTGAAATTAAGAATGATAATATTGAATACGCCCCAATAGATGAGCCTTGCCAGTTCAGAATTAAGTTAAGAGAACAAGACGGAACTTGGCACTGTATTCATAAGACATTTATTTGGGATAACTGGCAGAATTGGTTTAAAGATGATTCATTTAAAACTCATCCATGTTTTTTGACTTGTATAGAACCTCGCCCTAGATTAGTGCAGTCTGCAAGGATGGGGTTATTATTATTTGTTCACTCAAACCCAGTTGCTGAAACGATTGACTTCTTAACAGGTTTTTCTATCCGTGAACACGCCCGTAGAATATTAAACGCAGATAGGTTTGTTGACGCTCCGTTGATC